AATGAAATATAATCATACATATTACAGCAACTCCTTTTAAAATATCAACTTCTTCATATCTTTTCATTATTAATATCAATATTATAATTAATATATTTTAAAAAAAAATATTATTTATAAAAAAAAATTATCGAGGACTTGAAATTGGTGAAAAAGGATCAGCATGATCAGATACAAATATTTGACCTCTTAAAACTAAATCTTCACGACCTTCAACAATATAATATTTACACGTTAAACATTCTTTTTCATTTATAAAACCTTTACCATCACAACAATTACAAATGATCCACCATCCCATTTTTTTTATTATTTTTTTTTATTATTTTATTTATTAAATAATTTTATTTAAACTGGTGAAGTAATAGGTGAAACAGGATCAGGAGATACTTTAATTCTAGGTCTTCTTTCCCTAACAGCAGGAGACAATACAGGTGGTTGACTGTATAATCGATTTAATCCATATGAAGATCCTAAAGTTGAAAAATAATCATTCGCTGAATAGTATGGTTGCGATAAAGATGATTGAGATAAACTAGATAATGATGGTTGTGATAGTTGTGATGAAAATAATTCCGGAGAATATTCATATAAAGGTAATGAATTAGTTTGTTGAGCAATTGATTTAAAATCAGGAACATTTTCATTGTGATCGACTAAATAATTTTCAACCATTTGTAATAACATATAAGGTTGATAATGAAATAATACAGCACCTTTACGACAATTCATTTTTCTAGGTTCTTGAATCTTATAAGTATATTGTCCTGGTAGATCTGAAAAACATATATTTAATAATTCAAAATCAACATCTAAATAAGCAATACGAGAATGATTTTTCCCTTTAACTTTATAAATAATTGATCTTTCATTAAATATATCAATAATTTGTTTTTGTAAATGGTCTATTTCACCAGTTTGTTCTCCCATCATTCTATTAATATCTTTTTGTGTAAGTATTTCACCAGATTTTAATTTATTTTGTTTACTAACCTTTGATATTTGAGCATCATGTATCATTAATGCTGAACCATTACCTTTAAAACCAACCGCACTTGCTTTATTTAAACCAAAGGCATAGACACAATTTTTTCTAGGATTTGTTATTTCAACGTAAAAATGTAAATTTAAATTTAAACTTTGACGATGAAGAATTAAAACCTTGTATGGGTCACCAATTTGTACATCAATATTTTTTAAATCACATTTTTTTACACGACATGTTTCCATACCATATTTACGCTTACATGAAATCTTAGGTTTACGGTTTGTTCTTTTCTTTTTAGGCATTTTTATATATAATAATAATATTTTTTGTTATTGAAATTTTAAAAAAATTTGAATTTTATTTAAACAATAATTCAATAAAATAGTTATAAGTGATAAAAAAGATAAAATAATATAAAAAAATGAGCAAAAATTTAAAAACAGAAAAAGTTGAAGAATATGATAAGAAAGAATTAAAAGAACATATTTTATTTGCTCCAGATACATATGCGGGTGGTGCGGATTTAATTACTGAACCATTAGGTGTATTTGAAGATGGTAAAATATTTACAAGAGATACAGAATATATTCCAGTTGTTTTTAACATGTGGAATGAAATTATTGTTAATGCTCGTGATCAAATAGTCCGTTTACAAGATAAACCGGATTCTGTTCAAGTAACAAAGATTAAAATTAATTTTGATGATAAAACAGGAAGATGGACCATTTATAATGATGGAGAAAGTATTCCAGTTGAAAAACATTCAAAAGAAAATATGTATAAAGCACAATTGATCTTTGGTGAACTTTTAACATCATCAAATTACAAAGCAGGTGAAAAAAAGATTGTTGGAGGTAAAAATGGTTATGGTGCTAAGATTACTAATATCTTTTCAACTGAATTTTCAATTGAAACACAAGATCATATTAGAAAAAAGAATTATCAACAAACATTTAGAAAAAATATGACAATTGTTGAACCTCCAAAAATAACTAATTCATCTAAAAAACCATATACTAAGATTTCATGGATTACAGATTTTCAACGTTTTGGATTAGAAAAATTTCCTGAACAAATGATTCCATTTATGATAAGAAGAATTTATGATATTGCAGGAGTAACCGATAAAAAGATTAGTGTTTATTATAATGATGAAAAAATTAATGTAAAATCATTTCAAGATTATACAAAATTATATCCAACAAATACTGAAAAAATATATGAATTTATTTCAGATCGTTGGGAATTATCGGCATGTGTATCTGATACAGATAAATTCGAACAAGTATCATTTGTAAATGGTATTGGAACTAGTAAAGGAGGTGTTCATGTAGATACAATTGTAAAACAAATTTCATCAGGTGTTGTAAAATACATAAAAAAGAAACATAAAAAAGATATTCCAGAAAAATATATTAAAAATCATTTGTGTTTGTATTTAAATTCAGTAATCGAAAATCCTTCATTTGATTCTCAAACAAAAGAAAGATTAATTACACCTAAATCTAAATTTGGATCAAAACCAGAAGTTTCTGATAAATTTATTAAAAAATTATGTGATTCAGGATTATCTGAAAAAGTGTTACAATTCAATGATTATAAAGAAAACAATATTGCTAAAAAAACAAATGGAAAGAAAAAATCTAAAATCCGTGATATTCCTAAATTAGATGATGCTAATTGGGCGGGGACTCGTAAGTCCCATCTATGTACATTAATCCTTACTGAAGGAGATTCAGCAAAGTCTATGGCAATTGCTGGATTAACTGTGGTTGGTCGCGATCAATATGGTGTATTTCCTTTGAAGGGTAAGGTCCTTAATGTTAGAGATGCATCTATTAAACAAATTACAGGGAATGCAGAAATTACAAATATTAAAAAAATTTTAGGATTAGAATCAGGTAAAGTTTATAAAGATCTTAAATCTCTAAGATATGGAAAAGTTATGATTATGACTGATCAGGATCATGATGGATCACATATCAAAGGATTAATATTAAACTTGTTTCATAGTCATTGGCCAGAACTATTAAAATTAGATTATGTTAATTGTATGGTTACTCCTATTGTTAAATCAACAAAAGGAAAAGTTGTAAAAGAATTCTATACATTAACGGATTATAATGCATGGAAAGATTCAGTAAATAGTAGTTTATGGAGTATCAAATATTATAAGGGATTAGGAACATCTAATTCTAAAGAAGCAAAAGAATATTTCAAGACTTTAAAAGTAAATCAATACAAAGTTGATGAAAAAACAGATGATTCCATGATTTTAGCATTCAAAAAAACAGAAGCAGATCGTAGAAAAGAATGGTTAAAAACATATGATTCAGAAGAAATTTTAGATTATAATAAAGAAGAAACTAGAGTTGAAGATTTTATTGATCGTGAATTTAAACACTTTTCTAACTCAGATTGTTTACGATCAATTGGATCTGTTGTAGATGGTTTAAAAGTATCACAAAGGAAAATTCTTTATTCGTGTTTCAAACGTAAATTATATTCAGAAATTCGTGTCGCACAACTTTCAGGTTATGTTAGTGAAAATGCAGCATATCATCATGGTGAAGCATCTTTACAAGGTGCTATTGTAGGTATGGCACAAGACTTTGTTGGATCAAACAATATTAATCTTTTACAACCTAACGGTCAATTTGGAACAAGGATTATGGGAGGTAGTGATGCAGCAAGTGCGAGGTATATTCATACTCAATTATCACCTATCACAGATATAATCTATCCTAAAGAAGATTTTCCATTATTAGATTATCTAGATGATGATGGATTAAAAGTTGAACCTAAATGGTATTGTCCTATTCTTCCCATGGTTCTAGTGAATGGAATGGTTGGTATTGGAACAGGATTTAGTACAACAATCCCTCAGTATAATCCGTTAGATTGTATTAAAAATATTAAACGGAAACTTGAAGGATTACCTTATCAAACAATGATGCCTTATTATAAAGGATTTACAGGTAAAGTTATAAAGAAAGATTCAAAACAATTTACAACAAATGGAAAATATACAATTGAAGATGATAAAATTGTAATAACTGAATTACCGATTGGTAAATGGACTGATGATTTTAAAGAATTTATTGAACAAGAAATTCAAAAAGAAGACTCATGGATTACTGATTATGAAAACCATTCTACAGATACAAGAGTTAAGTTTGTTGTTTCAGTATCAGATGAAACATTATTCGATAATGATTACAAAAAAGAAGATGTTATCAAAAAATTATTTAAATTAACATCTAATAAATCTTTAACAAATCTTCATCTTTATAATCGCGATGGAACAATCAAGAAATATGATACAATCTATCAGATTATGGATGAACACTTTTACACAAGATATGATATGTATAAACAAAGGAAACTTTATCAAATTGATTGTTTAGAAAAAGAAATAAGTTTATTATCAAGTAAACTTAAATTCATTAATTATGTTATTGAAGATAAGATTAAGGTTTATAAATGTTCTAAACAATCTATTATTGATAGTCTTAAACAACATGGATTTTCATATTATGAAAATGGAAAACTTATTGAATATAAAGGAACGGATAAAAATAATAATAAACAAGTAAAAACAGAATATAATTATTTATTAAATTTATCGGTTTATAGTTTTACTTTAGAAAAAGTAGAAGAATTAGAAAATGATATTGAAAAATTACAAAAAGATTTAGAAATTATTGTAAATACAGAAGAAAAAGATATCTGGATCAGAGAATTAGACGCATTTGAACAGATGTATAAGAATATGTAAATTAATAATTTAATATAAATTTTAAAAATTACCCCTTACTCTCCGGGTTGATTGGCACGTCGTCCAAATGCAACACCTGTTTTCGCTGTTTCTTTCCTTCTTGCGACCCATTTATCAGCCCCCGCAACGCCGGTTGATGCTGCTGCTGCTAATGCCCTTTTTTCTCTTAATGCCTTAAGTTCAGCAGAACTACTTTCAGTCGGTGATGTGGACTGAGGTGTTGGTGATTTCGCAGGTGGCGAACTGCTGAGTGGTGAATTTTGAACTAATTCAATGATCTCTTTAGTATCCATCTCTTCTCCTGCTACTGCTTCTTCTTCTCTTTGTTTTGCTGCTGCTGCTTCTTCTTCTCTTTGTTTTGCTGCTGCTGCTTCTTCTTCTCTTTGTTTTGCTTCTTCTTCTCTTTTTTTTGCTGCTGCTGCTTCTTCTTCTCTTTGTTTTGCTGCTGCTACCCTTTCTGCTTCTGCTACCGCTTTTGCTTGTTCTGCTTCTGCTACCCTTTCTGCTTCTGCTACCCTTTCTGCTTCTAATCTTGCTTTTTCTTCCTCTTCTTTCTTTTTCTGATGTCCTTGTTTAGCGAGTTGAATTCCACTTTTACAAGAATCTACATCTTTTCTCAACGTCTCCAATTTTGATTTGAGTTGTTTATTTTTCTCCTTCTGATCATCCAACTCAATATTAATAGTTGTTAATTCCTCTTTTTCAGTCTCGGTTATAATTTTTAAGGCATTAATTATCTTCTCATATCCTCCCTCACAACCTTCAAATAATTCATCAAGTTTTTCTAGATCTAATTCACTCTTATAAGTAATCTCATCTATTAAATTCGAAAACCGACCTTTCAATTTTTCTAATTCGTCTCCCTGCGGATTCATGGCACTTAATTCCTGCTTCACAACCACCTTGCTACTACCCCCTCTTTTCTTCTGTGAGGAGTCGCCTACTGCTGCTGCTGCTGCTGGTGAAATGTCCAGTTTCTCTACCCATGCTGTAGGGAAGAATCCACTTCTTCCAGAGTCCATCAAGGTGCCCCACGACCATTCGTCATTCAAATTTTTTTGTTTAACTAACACAATGTCCCCCGTTTTTAATGAAATCTCTCTTTTTTTACCTTCTTCCACTTCCGCATCAAAATCATATAATGATATGAAAATTAAATAGGAACCACACAATTTTTTTTTATCTCTTTCCAATGATCTTATACTTTCTTCAAGGGTTTCTTCTTCTCCATCTAAAGTTTCTATTTCGGTGGTAATTTTTTGGATATCACTCGCTAGTTTTTGATACATCTCTAGATTTTCATTTATTTCACTTATTTGTTCTTTTGTTAACGCATTACATGGATTCCAGAACTTTCCAGGGGTTTCATCGATTTTTTCTTCTTTTCCCAATCTATATAGGGGTTTCGTTTTTACAGGGTGGGTTGAGACGAATTTAACACAATATTTTTCTAAAAAATCAAGAATATTCATTGTAAAATCTGTCACATCACCATGACCTTCTAGAATTGGTCGGAGAACTACTCTTTCTTCAGAAAAACGTACAATTTGTGCCTCAGACATTATCTTCGAATCCTGGTGGTGGTGGTGCTTGTGCTGGTGCTTGTGCTTGTGCTGGTGCTGGTGCTGGTGCTGGTGCTTGTGATTGTTATGAATTACTATTTGATTTAAACAAAATACTTTTCTCATATCAAAATTAATAAGGGGGATATTCTGAGCAGCAGAATTAGAGTATCCTATGAGTTTTAAACTTCCATTTTTAAAAAGTTTTTCTGCTTCTTCTTTGGTTTTGCATCTATCACCTCCAGCGACCACCCAATAAAAATTTTGATCAGTATCTGATAATGTCATGGTAGGGTCCATGGCCAAAACAGTATCCTCCTGCTGCTGCTGCTGCTGCTGGACTATTTTAAAAATATTTTCTACGAAATTATTTGATGCCTCCAACGTTTGTTGTAAATTTTCCCACTCAGCAGTGGTTGGGGGGAAAGTCCCCCTCAAGGAGATCGGATCCGCATTTACACTATTTTTTTTACCTTGAACAAGATATGTAAATTTATAAGGTAAACTATTACTAGGTTGATATTCGCATCTTTCCAGCATATGCCCCGTCTCCTCCGATTTTACCTTCACACCGGTAAAAAATATATTGATTGATCCATCACGATTTTTACGAAAGTGAAATTCCAAAATTTCCCCATCCCCCCATATACGTTTATTTTTTTTCATTATAACTGAGCGTTCCCAATCAGATTGTTGTGAAGATTTGGTTATATCGATAGAACGTGGACTACCACCATATAGTATTCTTTCATCCGCAATGTTATTTAGTAATTTTTTTGTTCTTCTTTTTTTATTTAATGTCCTTCTCTTATTATTTTTCTTCTTATGATTTATTGTTCTTTTGATCCTTTTATTAGATTTACGATTAATTCTTTTATTAGTTCTTCTTTTCCTAGAAACTCTTTTCGTTTTTCTATAATTTTTAGAATTTTTAGAATTTCTCCTTGATTTCCTTTTTACCATTTTTATTATAATATAATATATTTTTTTTAAAATTTAATATTATAACGGTCTTGTAACTGAATGGGCAACGATATTAGTACCATCTAAACTAAATATTATTTCCGCACTGGTACCTTTAGTAGTTATTAAACCAGTTTTATCATCCCACAGTGATTCCGGTTCTTGATAAAACACATTTAACATAATCTCATTGAATAATGAAAGAAGAGATGGGTCTCTTAAATTATACTTAGTACCGGGTACATCTGGTTCTCTTAATAATCTATCTTTTAGTGTTTCATCTACCCTACCAGAGACGCCCATTATTTCTGAAACCTTCATGCCTAACAAGACTCCCACTTTTTCCGATAATTCACGATATGCATTTTCCCAATCTTCACTTTCCCCACCAATTCCACCTTTTCTATCTATTTCTAAAAGAGTTATCAGTTTATTATACGCTGCTTCAAGCAATATAAATAAATCAAAATCACCATCAGACGAAGATTTTAATTCAAATAATCTTATCATGTGATTTTTATGGAAATCTAAGCAGATTGACTCGCCACGACTATTATTATAAGTCCATTTAGGAATGCCTTCCTGATCTTTAGGAAATTTTTCATTTATATCTTTCTTAGTATCTACCCAATCTCTAAAACCATCGACTGAAAAATATGAATTTGGAATAATTCCTCCTCTAGTTTTTTCGACCCCATTCATATGCAATGTATGCAATTCACAAGCGTTTTGTTTATTGTATTGTGATACCCCCGCAGCATTAAAATCAATAACCCAAAAAACAGGACATCTTACATCTCGGCACTTAAAAACGGGTTTATCATGTCCCTCAATCCTCATATTCTCCGAAGTTTTTTTCATATTACACTTACTACATGTATTATCTCTAAAATCATTTTCATTTCTTATACATCTTTCTAGATCCACTAAAAACTTCCATTTTTGGAAATCCGTAAGATTAGGTTTAGACATTTCCACACTCAGTCTCCTGACAGCAGATAATATTCTGTCAACTTCATTTTGTGCTTCATGAATATCTCTCGTATGCAATTTATGTTCATGCGTAACTCCACCGTCCACGCGACCGTATCTAGTAAGGGCAAAACACATATCCACAATACTTTGCATTTCTTGAATTTTAAATACGTCAAATGTTCCAAGAAATTCTAATGCCGCTATGGTGTGCCTATGCCATTGACCTTCTGATAAGGAGGTTAGTGCGTTAGTTTTTAACAATTCTATGACCACCTTTAATTGCGTTTTTTGATCACTTAATCTTTTTTTTTCTGCTTGTAATGCTTCTGATTTTTCACCGATGCTTTCTTCTTTTATTCTTTTTCTATTTTTTTTATACAGTTCACGGATATCTTCTAGTTCTTTTTCCTTTCTATTAATTTCTTCTTGTTGTTCAAATGGGGTTTTAGATCTGAATTCATCATAGTATTCCGCATCTTGTGCATCTGCTTGTACATCTTCTCCTGCTGCTGCTGCTTGTCCTACTCGTGCTGCTTGTGCTGCTTGTACTTGTGCTGCTTCTGCTTGTGCTGCTTGTACTTGTGCTGCTTGTACTTGTGCTGCTTGTACTTGTGCTGCTCGTGCTGCTCGTGCTGCTTTTTCTTCTCGTGCTACTTCGAGATGGTTGTATGAACGACCGCTGCGTCTGGGTGCTTTTTTTTTTGATGATGGTGGTGGTGCTGCTGCTGTTGCTGCTGCTGCTCCATGAGATGCCTCTAATTCTTCCAATTCCTTTATTCTTTCTTCTTCTGCTCGGAGTGCATCATTTGCGGCAGCGACAAATCCAGCAGAAGTTTCCTCCAGTACCGGATTGTGTTTAATTATTTCAATGTTAATTATATCACATTCAAAACCAACAGGGTCTTCAATATAAGGTTGAATAGCATTGAATACAACCTTAACATTGGAATCATTTATTTTTTCAGTAACTATTCCTTTCATGTTTCTTTTTAAACTAACCGTCTTTCCCTCCTTCTTGCGATTGCGACCTTCCTCTGACAGAAAGGAGTCCTGAATTTCGTGATCATCAGATACCCACATTACATGCATATCCTTATCGTGTTTTTGTTGCATGTCATGCCATTCTTGTATTTGTTCTCTTTGATTTCTAGAAAATTCTTGTAGATTTCTCTGAAGATAAAGCATGAAGTCCGCATAAAAATCCACAAAAGTTTCCCAGTTTCCGCCGTCGACGGAGGAACTTACAGTGGCGGGTGTGCCGTACGTACCCATAACATGATGGAAAAGGGCGACGTCTTTTTCTACGAGCATCATTTCGAATGTACCAATCACAGAATCTTCATCGATTTTTTTGGCAACTCCTCTATTCTGTAGTGGATCTCCGGAAATTAAATTATTCCAAAAAATTACCTCAGAGGTATCATCGCCCGAGTAGGTATGACTCTTAATGGTTTCTTTAATTTCTTTTTCCATAAATTCCTTTAAGGTTTCTTTTTCCTCTATTTTTCCTTTTAAACTTTCTGATTCTCCTTGTACATTTCCTAATACATCTCCGGATCCACCTACTTTATAATACATTGTTCTTTTCCCCGTTGTTCTTCTTTTCATTCTTTTATTAGATTTCCTATTAATTCTTTGATTAGTTCTTCTTTTCATTCTTTTATTAGATCTTCCATTAATTCTTTTATTAGTTCTTCTTTTCATTCTTTTATTAGATTTCCTATTAATTCTTTTATTAGATTTCCTATTAATTCTTTTATTAGTTCTCATTTTTCTAGAAACTCTTTTCGTTTTTCTATAATTTTTAGAATTTCTTCTTGATTTTCTTTTCACCATTTTATTATAATACAATATAATAATTTTTAAAATTTAATATTAAATTCTTTAGCAATATGCATGTCAACTTTTCTCGCGGGTCCTCCCATAATAAATGAATACATTCTTGCTTTTCCCCATGATGATGCTGTTTGATTTGGTCTTGATCCCGATGAATAATATGCCCCTTTACCTTTTTTTATTACTTTTTGTAATGCTTTTACAGGTATACCCGTTGCTTTTGATATTTGTTTTAATGATTTTACATTTTCACCATATTTTTTCTCAAATTTTTTCACCCATGAAGATTTTTTTGATCGATAACTTTTTAACTTAGGACGATCAATATATTCTTTCTTTCTTTTTCTATATGATCTTTGTGCTTTTTTAATAGATCTTATTTGTTTTTTTTTATCTTTTCTTGATAAATTTGCTGTGTATTTTTTTGGTATTTTTCCCATTTATATTATAAAAAAATAAAAAATAAAAATAATATGTTTAAAAATACTTAAAAAAATATTTCAAAGATTATAAAAAACAAATGGGTGAAGAAGAAAAAGTTGATTATCTTGAAGTAGATGATCCTGTCCCTGGACAAAATTGGGTATGCTTATCATTTGTTTCTCCAAATGATGAAATTGAATCAAAAGAACAATTTACTGTAGCAAAATTCTTACAATCTGTTTGTAAAGACAGAGATATGGATTTTAAACGTGTTTCTGAACAATATAAAGATTTTAAATATAAACATGAAGAACAATTACAACGAGACTATGATGAACAAAGTAATTTTAAAACTAGTTTAAGAGGTGTTAAAGTTAGAGGAACATATTCTACAAGAGATGAAGCAGAACGTAGAGCAAAAAAACTTCAAGGATTAGACAGTGATTTCCATGTTTTTGTTGGTCAAGTTGGATATTGGTTACCATGGGATCCTTGTGCTGATAAGATTGAAGATGAATCATTTATTAATTCTCAACTCAATGATATGATGGAAAAATACAAAGAAAATAATGTAAATAAAGATATTTTCTATGAAGAACAAAAAAGAGAAAAAATTAAAGCAGCGAGAGAAGAAGCAATTCGAAAGAAAAAAGAACAAATGGAAGAATCTAAACTTTCTGAAGGTGTTGAAAAAATTGCCGATGGTGTTGAAGAAGTTGTAGATGGAGTTAATAAAGTAGTTGAAGGTGTTGAAGAAGTTAAAGAATCAGCAGAAAAGGTAGTTGAAGAAATTGTTGAAGAAGTAACAGAAGAAATTGGTGGTGGATCGAAAGTAGATACAGAAATCAAAGAATCTTTAGAAAGTGTTGATCCATGGATGGCAAATAAATTAAAAGAAAATAATGAAGATCCTATTCCTGAGAATCAATAATATTTTTTTAATAATAGTATAATATTATAAATGCATGTTTTGAAATTTATAGTATTAATGATACTAATATTTTTACTTTATAATGTTGTGAAATATTATAATAATATTGATTATCAAAAAAAGTGTGATACTTATTATATTCCTTTAATTGATCCGTATAAATATTCAAAAGATCATAGTCATCATTTTAAAGGTTATGAAAAAAAAGATAATTTATCATTTTTAAAATATAGAATAAAATGAAAATAAAAATAAAATAATTTATTAAATATGATAAAAATAAGTTTTATAATATTTATAGTGGGAATAATATTAATATTTGTTGGATATTCACATCAAATTAAACCAAAATGTCAACCTAATGATCATATTGAATTTATAGATGAACAAAGTTATAATTCATTAGTAAAAAATAATGCTTCAAAAATATTCAATCAAATGAAAAATAAATCAACTTTTGAAGGTTATGAAACTAGTTATAATACAAATTTATTTACATAATCTATAAAATGAATAATCACCACATTGTTCACTAAATCTTTTTATTTCACATACATCGCCAGTTGTTAATCGGATTAACTTAGCAATACTATCATCTTTAAGAATAATCGGTAATTGATTTAATGAACAATTACATTTATTTAATATTTCTTCTATATCTGATCTTTTTCTTATTTGAATATGTTTGGGAACTAAACGATGATTTAATAAATTATTTGTTAAACTATTTATATTAAATAAGTAAACATTTCTAAAATGTCTTTTTTCTAAAGGAAAATCATTTTTTTTCATATCATCAATAATTTCTTTTGATAATTCATTTGATGATAATTCATTTTGTAATCTTAAATTTAGTTCTGTAAAACTTTTTGTTAATGAATCTGATATTTCAGAATCTATAATTACAAATATACTATCTTCCATATCAAATAAATCTGTTTTATATAATGCTTCTATCTTATCAGCACATGATTTAGTTATTTTTGATCCAATTTTACCTATCTCAGGAAAATTATAATAAATTACATGTAATTTATGTGAGTTAATATATTTATGTTTAAAACTAAAATTACATCCTGCTGCTATACCTAGTGGTGATCCATTTGATGATTGAACACCATACATTTTTTTTATTTCATCATTTGATAAATCTGGTAAAGTTGTTGTATCCCATTCATCAGATAAAATTTCTTTTAAAGAATATCTTGAACGATTAATTTTATCAATAACATTCATTTTATATTATACTATTTTTTATATTATACTATTTTTAATTATTTTTTAAATGAAATTATAATAAAAATTCAAATTTTAATAAATAAATTTGATTATTTGTTATTAAAAAATAACAAACAAATAAATAATTGTTCAAGAAAATATGGATGATTTTGTAAATAATTATACAATATCTATTCTTAAATCTTTTAAAAATGTTCAATTATGGCAATTTTCTGTAAGTAAAACTAATTCATATAATATTAAAAAAGAATTATGTGAATTAGAAAATAATAATATAGGATTATGGTCAAAACCTACTAACTATGAAAAATATAAAGATAAAAATAATATATTATTAATAACTGATAAGAAACATACATATGTTATGTTATTAAATGAAAATAATACTTCGGATAAAATTTTAGGTAGAAAATGGTGGGATAATAATCATAAAGAAAATGGAATAATTAAAATTAAACTAATCGGAGTCTTAAATTATGAAAAACAGGTATTAGCACAAGCATGTAATTATAAAAGGTTTTCAATAGGAAATAAGTTTCAACCTATAAAGAAAGTAACTCATCTAGAATTTATTTGTAATTTAGAATCTTGTAAATAATTACATATATAAATTATCTTTTTGTTTTTCAAAGTGATCAGGACGATTTTTCTCAATTATTTCACTAAATTCTTCCATTTTTTCAAATATATCCGAACATTTACGATTGAAAAATAAAAATTCTTGTAACATCGCCGTTGTATATTGTTTGTTCTTTATTAATTTATAAAACTTTAAAAATTCATCTTTATTACTTTTCGGTGCCATTCTTTCAAAAATATTTTTTGTTTGATACTCATCAGCATAACCTAATTCATATTTGTAATCAACCCTACAAGATCTTAACATTGCATAATCAATAACTTCAGGTTTGTTTGCTGTGATAAATAATAATGTTCCTTCAACACAAGTAAATCCATCAAAACAATTTAATAAACCTTGTAAAGTAATGCCATTATCATCATCACCCTTTTTCCTATTTGTAAATATTGAATCTATATCTTCAATAACTATGATTCTTTTTTTATTATCTGGTGTTTCTGTATCAATATAAGAAATAGCATCAATTAATCCATAATCTGTTAATTCTTTAGAAATAGGGATAACAAAAACATCTGCATCAAAATATGATGCAATTGTATTAATTGTACTTGTTTTACCTGATCCTGGGACACCATAAAACATAAATACATTTTTATATGGGATACCATGTGATAAATATTCATCTCTTGTTTTTTTAGAATAAAAATCTTCAACCTTATCAAGAATATCTTCTTTTTGTCCTTGTTTTAGATATAAAGTTTCTAAAGGTCTTTTTGGACTTTTATATAATAAATTCCAATAATCTTTTCTCCACATATTGATTTTAATTGTTGTATTTGTTGATCTTTTTGATAATTTAATTTGTTCATCACAATATTCTTTCGCATCATCAACAACTTGAATCAAATATTCTTTATTAGAATGTCTTAATGTAATTTTTTTTAAAATTATTTCTTCTGATGCACCATTACATCCTGGTGCTGCTTGCATAATTTTCTCATATTCACCGGTTGATTTTTTTAAAGTCGAAAGTTCAAATTCAAAACAATCATCTTTATAATCGATCTTTGTTTTAATATCAGAAGGATTACATATCTTAATTGTATTTTTTTCATTCCTCCTTACAAATTCATATGGTTTCACTGTACACGCATGAACATATTCAAATGATTTAAATTTATCTTTAAATTTTTCAAATATATAATGTAAAACATTATCATAAAAATCATTATAACTATAGATAATTAATTCTTGCATTTCAATAATACTATTTTTATCTTTGTTTTTTTAAATAAAAATTTGATAAATAATGTTTATTTTTTTTTAAAAAATTTAAATAAAAATTAAATTATGGAAATTTATGATCCATTACATGGTATTATTGAGATAGATGAATTATCAAAACGTATTATCAATACAGAAGAATTTCAACGTTTAAGAAATATAAAACAATTAGGTTGTTGTTATTATGTCTTTCCAGGAGCATCACATAATCGTTTTGAACATTCATTAGGAGTATATCATTTAGCAAAAAAATATATTGAAATTTTAAATATTGATAATAAATTTTTCAATGAATCTGAACAACGTTGTGTTAAAACTGCAGCATTAATTCATGATATTGGTCATGGTCCATTTAGTCACTTATTTGATGATTTATTACCAGAAGAAAAAAATCATGAATATAGATCAGGAGAATTATTTAAATTAATGAATACAAAATATTCACTAGGATTTTCAGATGAAGAAATTGTAATGGTTTTAAATATGATATTCCCTGAAAACATTAACATACCTGAAAATAAAAAATATTTATATCAGATAGTTTCAAATAAAAATGGTATTGATGTTGATAGGTTTGATTATATTATGAGAGATATTAAAATGATTGGATTAAATTATGGTATTGAATATGAAAGAATTATGAACAGATCAAAAATTATTTCAGGTGAAATATATTATTCAGAAAAAACAAGAACTCATATTAATTATTTCTTTCGGACAAGGTTTACCATGTATAAAGAAGTTTACAATCATCCATCAGTAAGAGGTATTGAATTTATGATGAAAGAATTTATTGAAGGTATTGAACCTGTATTTGGTATTAAAGAATTAATAAAATCAGATAATTGGGAAAGATTTGTTGAATTAAATGATTCATTTGTTGATATTGTATATTTTATACCAACAAATCTTGAGACAAAGTTTCTAATAGACATTATACAACGTATCAAAACAAGGGATACATATAAAACAGTAGGTTATATTGTAAAAAATAATTATATGAATATTAATCCAATTAATGAAAATATATTTGCTGATTGTGTTAAAATAAAATATTCTGGAAAAGAAGAATGTAAATATTATCAAAATGGGAAAAAATTTTATGAATTTACTGAAAATTCATCTTTACGAGATGAATATATATTAAATATATTTTACAAAGATAAAAAATATAAATCTGAAGCAAAGAAAATTTTAGAAGATTATTCTTCTTCAATGTAATCTTCTTCTTCAAAGAAATCATTTTCAACAGAATATTTAGAAATATTTTCATGTAAAAATCTAAAAACAGAAACATTATCAATATTTTTATCTGTTACTAATCTAGGAGCAATACTCATAGTTTCTAATTCTTGTATTAGTAATTTCATACAATAAGGCATATCAACATTTAATTTATCTTCTATTTTATCATCATATGAAATTAATCCTGATTTTTTATCAATTTGCATTGTATATGCATCTGATCTCTCCATAACTGATTCTCTTAAAAATGATGAGGCACCATGACCTATAATAGCATCTCTTTCCATCTCACCAATTCTTAAACCACCATTATTTGCTCTTCCGCCGGCAGGTTGTCTTGTTAAATGTTGTTGTTGACCTGTTGATCTACTATACATTTTATCAGCAACCATGATTTTTAAACGTTGATAATAAGTTGGTCCTATAAAAATAGATGTATGCATTTGCTCACCAGTTGTACCAGAATACATAACTTCATTACCATTTTTTTCATAACCAAAACCTTGTAATACTCCTGAAAATTCTCTTATATCATTATTTTGAAATGGTGTAGCATCACCTAAAAATCCTCCTAAACAAGCACTTTTACCCAAAATA